GGAATGGGATAATTACGGTGATGATGTTGAAGTTGATTACTACTTCGAATCCGATCGAACCTATTTTTCGTTTGAGTATCTTGCGAACAAGATGCAGTGGGCTAAGGGTTATTTTCCTGGGTCGAAACCAAAACACGACCCCCCCCCCACTCAAGTTAAACTTGAATCGTTGATGCCGAATTCTAATTACATAAATCATGCGATGTTTGCTAAATCTATGGTTTCTATTGTTGACAAGAATGGTAATCACCTTAGTTACGGTGTTAATTGTACTTTGGGAATGTTTGTGAATCGACACGCTTATATCGCTTCTCATGGTTTTAAGAAGCGTGTTAATGATACATTTGCACCCCAAATATATGAGTTTACTTCTTCCGATGATGGTAATCGGCTGATGAAGCGTACCGCATTTTCTGTACCTGCTAAGAAAGACAACATAATTGTCGGAAACTCTGATGCCTGTGTAATTAATATGGTTCCCGTCTACTCGCCATTGAGTAAATCTCATTTCTTAGATCGTTCTATATTTTCCAAACGTAAATTGTCAAAAGGTGATAAAGTGGTTTTGGTGACACCAGACCATACTTCCCAAGGGGAGTTCCTGTCATACACTACCGCTTCTTTAGGTGCCACTTGTAACGCAAATTACTCGTCCAAACCCGGTGATTGTGGGGCCATTATACTTGATGCTGTGAGCAACAAGATTATTGGTTTTCATTACATGGGTGCGGCATCTGAATTGGGTGGTAATGGTTTTATCCCCGTTGATGCTAGTTTTATGTCCATGTTTGGTATGAATGAATTGGCGAAAGACCCTATTCCCGTTATGCCTGATTCCTCGACTACGAGTCTCCAATCGTCTTTTATAGACCCGGATTCTAAGCTTGTGTGCATCGGTAAGAGTCCCTATAGACCCTTACCCCAATCTAGTTTGTATCCTACGCCCATTGAATTTTCTTCTGTTGCCGACACTTATTTGCCTACCCGTATGACAGCAAAAGCTCTTCATATGGGTTTGGCAAAATATGCTGTGAATGTAGCTGCCTGGGACACTGAGACCACC